ATGCTCTACCGCACGCTGCTTGCCGCCCTCGCCATAGCCGCACCGATCGCCGCGCTCGCCGTCTCGCCGGCCGAGATCGCTGACCAGGCTGCCGCCTCGGTGAAGCGCAGCCCGAAGTGGGAGCGCATCGAGGTGCAGCGCGCCGAGGCGGGCGATTACAGCCTGGTCATCTGGTACAAGGCCGCGCCGGCCGGATACGACGAGGTCGAGCGCGACACCAAGGCGCTCGCCAGCGCGGTGCTGAAGTCCCTCCAGGCTGCCGGCAAGAGGCCGGCCGACGAGCGCATCACGGTGTTCACGCGCGGGCGCAAGGCAGAGCGCGGTGAGACCGGCAAACACCTCGTGCGCGTGTACGGCCGCACCGACTACGACTACAACAACGACCGCCTGCGCTTCGAGCGCGATAAGTAGGCCCCTCGGCGCTCAGTCGCTGGGCTTGAAGTTCATCACCAGCAACTCGCGCACGGCCCCGGCTCGATCGGCGTGGCCGAGCGAGTAGCGTGTCGGCACCGCCCTCACCCTGAAGCGCCCGTACAGCTTGCGGATCTCGGGCACGTCGTTGATGGACAGGATGAACCGGCCCTTGATGCCCGCGAGCTGCTCGGCGAGCATCGCGAAGTCGCTGCGTTTGAACAGGCCCTGGCCGTAATCGTCCTCGCAGCCGTGGTATGGCGGGTCGACGTAGAAGAACGTGTGGGGCCGGTCGTAGCGCTCGATCAGCTCGCCGAACGGCATGTTCTCCACGTACACGCGCGCCAGGCGCAGGTGCGCGGCCGATAGCTGCTCCTCAATGCGCAGCAGATTCAGCGCCGGCTTGCCCGCCGTCGACATGCCGAAGGTCGTGGAATTGACCTTCGAGCTGAAGCCCGCCTTGATCATGTAGAAGAAGCGCGCGGCGCGCTGCACGTCGGTGAGCGTGTCGGGCGCCACGCGGTGCAGGCGCTCGAACTCGTCGCGCGCCACCAGCACCCATTTGAAGTAGCGAACGAACTCCTCCAGGTGATGCTGCACCACGCGGTAGAGAGTCACCAGGTCGACGTTGATGTCGTTGATGACCTCCGACTTAGATTCCGGTTTGTGAAAGAGCAGCCACGCCGCGCCAGCGAACACCTCGCAGTAGCACGTGTGGTCGGGTATCAGCGGGGCGATGCGCCCCACCAGGCGGGCCTTGCCGCCGACCCATGAAACGATCCCTCTACGTCGTGCGGCACCCTCCTGCATGTGGCGTGAGCCTTTCTTCTTCTGCGTTTTGCCGTGATAGGCTGCCCGCGCCTCGTACGGGGTGGGGGGCCTTGTCCTGGCTCACTGGTCGCATCAGTGGGTTAAGGGGCCGGCGCGGCGTTAGCGCGCCGCGTCGGTCGCCCCTCTTGATTTTGCACCCAGCGGGTGCAACTTTCCATCACCAGCTCACCGCCTCGATGTCCTCCTCCGTGACCGCCTCCCCGAGCTGCTCTCGGAGCTGCACGCCCTTCGCGTAGAGCGCCTGCATGTGCTGCACGCCGGCCATGAACATCGCGATGGCCTGGTCCGCGTCGAGCACCATCACGGAATTGTCGGCGCACGTCCACTGCACGGCGAATGGCTGGCCAGCCGCCTTGGCGATGCCGGCCGCCTGAGCGGCGCCGGAAATGTTGTCGCGCGAGATCGGGTCCGACTGGACCGGCTTCAGATTGAACACGAAGCCCGCGTCGCGTTCCGCATCGCGTGCGGCCTTGAGCGCCGCCCACTTATCCGCGCGCAATGCATCCAGCTCGTCATAATCCGCCAGCACTGTCTCGGCGGCGGCGCGTTGAGCGGGCGTCGCTTCGGCCTTGAAGTCGATACGCCACGTGGACCTGTCATCCTTGCGCCCAATGCTGACGCCGTGGATCGGGCAGACGACCTTAATCGCCCGGTCTAGTTCGATCAGAAGTGTCATGCGATTACCGTCCCAGTTAATCCGCTTTGCCTATCCCCGGCGTTGTCCCCGTACCACGTTGTGGTGCCCGTCGCGCTTGAATACTCCAACAGAGCGAGGAAATGCCGACCCAGCCCCGGCTGGCCGCGGTAATGCGCCGTAAGCGGCAGCGACACGTTTGAGGCTGAATTCCCTCCAGTCTGATGCGTGGAGTCTGCGGCGTGTGCGTTCGTGGCATCGAGACCTATCCCTGCCGCGATCGTTATCACTCCAACCGCTTGATCGCTGGCTGCCATATGAAGGGCCGAGACCTCAACCGCGTCCCCGACGAGTCCGATCAGGAAATCAACCTGATTCGCAGCGCTGCCGTTGGCCTGCCTCAGCGTCGCGGTCGTATAGGTCCAAGAATTCGTGCCATCCATCGCACGCAGGGGCCGGGCGACACCGTTGGTGTTCCAAACGTGCCGCTTCGCCGCCGTGTCGTTGAACTGCGAGGCGCCATCGGAGCGAATCGAGCCGACGTAGAGTCCGCGCCGCGCCGCGGGACCGTTCGTGATCGCGATCTTGTTGACCCAGCGGCCCTCGAAGAATTCGAGCTCCGTCGAGTTTGCGCCGGTGCCGCGCGCCGTGTCGGAGCCCGCGACCGCGCCTGCCGTCCACTTCGGACCGCGCGTGGCGCGCACGGTGCCGGCGTCGTCCCACACGAACACGTCGTAATTGAGACTCGCCTCCGTCGCCGCCGGGCTCTTAGTGTTGTCGTTCGCGGCCTGCGTCAGCTCGGCAAAGGTGTACCACTTCCACCTCGTGCCGTCGTAGAGCTTGATGCGATTGTGGCGATGCGGGGTGTAGAAATGCGATGCCGCCCCCGCCACGTCGGCCGTCGTGACCGGCACGGCGGTCGTGAGCGTGAGCCGGCCGCCTGGATCGATGCCCTGGCTGTCGTACAGCAGCGCGACGGCATCGCGGAGCTGCGTCAGGGTCGCCTTGGCGAGCACGAGGCCGGCCGCCTCGATGAGCTGCGCGATCTCCTCCGTGATCATGTGGAACCAGAACGGCCCCGGCTTCGTTGCCGGCGTGCCGGTGCCCGCGTCTCCTGATCGCGGATAGGGGCCGCTGGCATTGTCGGCGGCGTTGGGCGCTACGCCTGTGCCGCCGGATTTATAGACTCGATCCATCGCGTTTCACCTCGTCTTTATGTGTACTCAAACAACACCGACGTATGCGCCGGCTTCGAGCGCTTCAGCACGCATTCGAGCCGCTCGTTGCCGAACCAGCCCAGCCCATCGTCGACGGTCTCGTCGACGGTGAACTCCCCGAGCTGGGTGCCGGGCGCGTTCACCTGCCAGGCGAACTGCCAATCGTTTCCATAAAGCGGCTCATCGACGTCGTCATCGACGTCGTGTGGGTTGAACTCGGTGATCGTGATCACGTAGCCGAGCGCCGAGGCAAGGTCGATATAGAACTGCCGCGATTGCCCGCCGCGCGCCGTGAGGCGCGACACCAGGCCGGTTCGCCGCTGCGCTGTCGACTGCTCGACCACAACGCACGGATCGGGCAGCCCGGCGACGCGCTCCAAATCGGCGAGCAGCTCCAGGGTCGTTCGCGGGTCGGCCTCGTCGAGCAGCACCTCGGCGCGGGCGTCGATGCGCGCCAGCTCGTCGGCGAGCGCGAGCAGCGTGAGCGTGAGCGTGGCGTCCGCCTCGCGCGGCCACGCGGCGCCGGGCGGCAGCAGCGCCTGCAGCTCGGCCAGGTATTGCTCGGCCGTAATCAATGGCTGCCCCCCCCTACGGCCACGTGACGACCCCGAGCGTGGCGAGCTGCCCGGTCGCGTGCGCGACGTCGGCGTTGGGCGCGGTCAGCGTGAAGTTGTTTTCCCCGGCGGCGAGGGAGATCGCCTCGCGCACGTGCGAGAGCAGGATCGTGCCGCCGGGCTTGGCGTCCCTCAGCAGCAGATCCTTCAGCTCCGCGGTGATCGCGTCCTTCACCGTCTGCGTATTCGGGTCGAGCGCCGAGAAGGTAAAGGCGAGCGGAACCGACACCGGCGCGACCACGGTCACCGCGCACGTCACCGGCCGGCGCTCATCTATGTACGTCTGCACCGCGGCTATCTCCCCTGCGTCCGGGATGAGCCCGCCGGCATCGTCGTCGCGCACGAAGCGCACCGTCACGGTGCCCAGGCCCAGCTCGTTGGCGAACTCCCACGCGCGCGTGACGCCGGCCACTTCCTTCGCCCAGGTCACGTAGTCGTTCGCCGCCCCGCCGTGCGGCGGCGCCTTGATCCTCGACAGCAGCCTGTCGAGCAGGCTCGCGTCGCTCTCCTTGTCCGTGCCCTGGCTGAGCCCGCCGGCCGCGACCGTCGCTTCGCTGTTCACGCCCGAGATCGGCGTAGACAGCGCCAGCTTCGTGTTCAGGTCCGTGTTGCCGGCAGCGCCGCCCAGCTTCGCTGTGACGGCCGCCAGCGCGGTGCCGGCGGCGATCACCACCTCGGCATCGGTCGTGACCTCGGCGCCGTCTGAGCGCACCAGGACCGTCCCCAGCGGGATCGCGGTGCCGTTGTTGCCGGTGAACGTGACGTTGCCCTTGGCCTGGGCGGCGGCCTTGCGGGTGACACCCCAAATGCTCGCCCAGCGCTCCAGGATCTCGGCCTCGGCCGTGTCGTAGATCACCTGGCGGGCGATCCAATCGAGGTAGCCGTACTGGCCGTGCACGGCGCCGGCATGCACGCGCGCGAGCACGTTGAGATTCGAGCGCCGCAGCCTCGCGTCGACGGTCGGATTCTTCGGCTTGAGCCGCGCCTCGATGTCGGCGACGGCACGCTCGATCAGCGTGGGCAGAGTGGGCCGTTCAAAGGGCATCTAAACGCCCCTCCAGAAGAGGTCGAATCGGTATTGAGCGACCGGCTTGTCGGCGCGCCGGATCTCGACGCCGAGGCCGAGCACGCCCTCGCGCACGACCTCGGCGGCGACGTTCACGGCGCGGGCGACGCCGTCGTCGATCAGCCACTGCAGCGCTTCGAGCGCGTACTCGCGGGCGCGGGCGAGCACCGCGGCGAGCTGCTTTTCCCGCGAGAGCAGCCACAGGCGCGAGCCAATGCGGTCGCCCGGAACGTCCGGGAAGTCGTCGCCCCACCAGCCGCGGCGGTCGGCCTTCGGCTCGGGCAGCACATCGCCACGCAGCGCTCGGCGGTCCGTGAAAAGCGAGATCACCACGGCGGTCTCCAGGCCGTCGTCCTCGTCGAGGCGCGGCCCGGCGACCTGCCAGTCGCCGTCGAAGCTGCGCCACACGGTGCGGATGTCGCTCATCTACATCGGCTGGTTAGGCCCGCCGGTCACGCCGCCCTGCGGATCGTTGTGGGTGTGGGTGCTGTAGACGTTGCGCATGCCCGACATCGACTTCGCGCCCGCCTGGTCGCGCACCTCGGCGCCGGTGATGTTGCCGGTCACGACGAGTGCCCCGGTGATCTCGACGAGCGGCGTTTCCATGCGCACCTTCGTCGCCGCCGCGATCGTCACGAGCGGCGCGGTCACCTTCAGCTCCGTGCCGGCGATCACCTCGATCACGCGGCCACGCTTGAAGTGGATCTTGTCGCCCTCGTCGGTGTAGAGCGCCACTTCGCCTGGCGCGAGCCCCTTCAGCCGGTAGCGTCGGTCGTCCACAGCAACCACGACGGCGCGGTTGCGCGTGCCTCCCAGGGCAACCACGATCGCCTCGGCGCCGGGATGCGGATTGCTCGTGAAGCCGTATTCCTGGTAGCGCTCGACGTTGTCGCGCACCTCGTCGGCGAGCACGCCGATCTGCAGGCCCTGCATTTTGAGCGCGTCGTTCACCACGCTCACGACCGCGCGCTCCACCATCAGAGAGATGCGGCGCCGCATCGGCGCGAGGAACTTAACCAGGTCGGCCGCGCGCATCATTGCGGGACCGGCAGGCGCTCGTGCTGGCGCTTCAGCCGTTCGATGTCGCGCTGCTGGCGGCCGAGCATCAGCCACGGATCGGCCTTCTCTTTGGGCAGCGGGATCAGGTCGAACGCCTGGGGTAGGGTGACCTGCAGCTCCGTCACGCTGCCTTCCTTGTCGTCGAGCTTGAAGAGCACGTGCGTGATGAGCAGATCGGCGTCGGTGCGCAGCCACTGATCGCGCACGTGCACGATGGTGTTCGGCTGCCAGATGCCGGCGTCGTGCTGCCAGCCCTGCACCTTGTAGGCGAGCTGCGCCGACTTGCCGGCGCGCACGTTCGCCTCCCACAGCGCGCGGCGCTTGAGCGCCGCGGCGTCGACGGCATCCTCGGCGATGACGATCAGCGGGCGGTAGCGCGCGACCATCGCGTCCGTGGCAGTCGCCTTCATGCGATTCGCATCACCGAAGAGCGCGTCGCCTTGGGCGCCGAAGCCCTTCACCACGTACCGGCTGAAGCGGTCTTTGAACGACAGCGCCAGGCTGCCCGCCTTGATGTTCTTCCCGCGCTCCAGCCCCACGGCCACACGGCCGCCCTTGCCGGCGCGCGTGATCGCCAGGCCGCCCTTGCCGTCGCTCACGAGCAGCACGGCCTTCGCGCGCGCCAGGCGCTCCAGGCACTCGAACGCGCTCTCGCCCTCCTGGATGTTCCAATCGACGGCGTTGCCGGTGTCCACCTCGGCGCGCACCTTGACGCCGAACGGCGTGGCGAGGTCGGC